GCAAAGCAGGCGGACAAGACCGCGAGGGTCGTCATGGGCAGCCCGGACCTGGCCAGGCGCGTCAGCAAGATCAGCCGTGCGTACGGCGGGGAGCTGATTGAGGCCTGGGATGCCGGTATCAGGTTCCTGGCCCAGCCGTGCAAGTGCGGGTACGCCGCTGACCTGATCGTCCTCGGGCTGGGCGTACGGCCGGATTCCCGGCTTTACGCGGCCCTGGTTCCCGGTCTCACGACCCGGCCCGACCCGCAGATATGGAGAGCAGGAGAATGAGCGAGCCCCGGACGATGACCCAGACCGCCCCGTACCCGGAGATCCTGGCCGGGCTGGTGGAGACCCTGGGCTACCGCGAGCACCTGGGCTGGCGGGTCTGGCTGGAAGACGACTGCCAGCGGGACAAGCCCGGCCGCCACTCCGGCGAATCGCGCGGGCTGACCCTGATCGTGCAGCGGCACGGCCCGGACAGCTACCACCCGGCAGACATCGGGCGAAGCGCCCGGGACCTGCTGGCCGCCCTGGGAAACGAGCCGCCTGACAAGGCGTATGAGGCGGCTCTCAGATTGCGTGATGCTCTGGACGGGCTGATCACGGTCAACCATTATTTCCCGGTCCCGCCGGCCACTTTCACCGAGCCGTCCTGGAGGCGGTGGCTGTTCGACACCCTGGCCAAGGTGGACGACCATGAGCGCATGGAGGATTTCACGATCGGCGGCGAGCGCCCGTTCCCGCCCGTGCATAAACCTGGATCTGATCCGTATGTCGTCGTCCAGGTGGCCAGCCGGGAGGACGTGGACACTGATTTCCGGGGCCGCCGGGTCCACCCGGATTAGGCGGATCAGGGTCTGGGCCGAGGAATGCTGGTGCCTGCACTGCCTGGGCGGCAACCGGTGGCGCTGGGAGTGCCTGATGTGCGAGCCTCCGGTGCGAGGCTGCCGCCACGGCCCTGGCGCGTGGCAGCGGATCATGAAGACGAGCCTGCCCTGCCACCTGTACCGCCGTCAGGTACACCACCGCTGGGCAGCACGCCGCCCGCTGTGATTCACTATGGTCAAGGCTGGCCTGCCTTTCGCGGAGGCGCACGACGCGCCCTCCCGGTACCCGCAGCACAGGATCGCAGCTCTGAGATACGTGGGTGAGCCTGATCGGGCGGGTGCATGATCGCCGGGAGGGCGGTGCCCCGCGTCAGGTACGGTCCGGGCACCTGGCGCTCTTGCTGGTGAGGACCCGGACCGTACCTGACGGAAACAGGCAGGTTCACGACGAGGCAGACGGTCCGGGTCCTCGCCCGCGCCACGGGTTATCCTCGGCATCATGACCACTGCCACTACCTCGTTCCCGGTCGATGAGCTGCGCGAGCGCGCCGAGGCCGACCGGTTCCGCCCCGGACGTGCCGCCGCGACGGCGGTCGGCTGGTTCTTCGCCGCGCTCGGCTGGCTGGCCGGCCGCTTCCTGGTGATCGCCGGCTGGGCGGCCGGGCGCACCTGGATGATGCTGGCCTACATGGCCGAGGCGGTCATCTTCGGGTTCCGCAACGGGGCCGGGCTGCCGTTGCCGCCGCCGAAGGCCGCGCCCGAGCGGGAGCCCCGGACCTGATGAGCCGGATCGGGCTCCAGTACGGCTGGGCCGCCTACATCGGGAACCTGGGCCAGGGGCCGGAGAGCGGCCTGGCCATCGCCGGGGACGTCCTGGACGTGGAGGTCTCAGTGGAGCAGGGCTTCATCGACGTCTCCGGCTACAACAGCGGCCCGTACGCGGTCCGCGCTCCGACGTCTGTCATGACCACGCTCACCGCCCGGATGGGGCCGGTGAAGATGGTCCGGGGCAGGAGCGACAACGGGGCATTCGGGGACATCCTGGGCATGTGGCCGGAACCGGACAAGGGGGACGGGAAGCCGCGACGGCAGTACCCGGTCCCGATGCGTGCCATGGCCGAGCTGGCCCGGCGGCACCCGGAGGAGTTCGAGGAGATCCGGGCGGCCGAGGCCGCGAAGGAACCGCTGCGCGTGGTGCACCACGACTGGACGAGGAGGCATTGATGCCGTACAAGATCGAGGCCGACCCGGCGCACCCCGGAAAGAAGCGCGTCGTCAACTCCGAGACAGGCGACGTGAAGGGCTCGGGCCAGACCGACGCCGAGGCGCACGGGCAGTTCGGGCTGCTGGAGGGAATCGAGCACGGGAACATCCCGCCGGGCGGGTCTAACGACAGGACCCGGACCCGGCGGAACCCCGGCGGGAGCCGGTGAGAGCCGTCATCCGCAAGAACCGGCAGACCGGCTGGTGGAACTGGACCGTTACCGGGAAGGCAATGCGGCTCGGCGGGGAACGGCCGACCTGGAGCGCCGCCCTGGCCGCCGCCCTGACTGACCTGGAATGGCTGGCCTGCCGTGAAGATGCCTGGCCGGCCGGCCTGACGGCGCTGGGGTGGCGGTTACCGGCTGGGTTAACGGATGAAATTCCGGACGTCCGGAACGTGCGCGCCGGACGGGTGATCGCTAAACCAGGCTGACGTGGCGTAACCTGTTGCTAGTTACTGCCCGTTCAGGCCGCCTCGCGCGGAGCCGGGTCTTTCCCGACCCGACCAGCGAGGGAGTCCCGGCCCCGTGGGGCTGATCGAGCGAATTCAAGCGTCAAGGGCTGAGTCCCGCGCTATCTCCGGTGTGCCCTGGCGGCCGTGGGATTCGCCTTTCATGCGTTTCTCCTCTGGCGGCCCGGTCCATCCCAGCCGGAGCTATTACGGCCAGGATGAGGCGCTGGGCCTGCCCGCGCTGTACTCCGGAGCCCGGCTGCTGGCCGACAGCGTGGCCTCGCTGCCGGTCAAGATCTACACGCGCGGCGGCCCGGACGGCTCGGCGGCCCGGTGGAACGGCCCGTCGATCTTCGACATGCCCTCGGTAACCGGCACCCTGTTCGACTGGCTGTTCACGGCCATGACCTCGCTGATCCTGCACGGCAACGCCTGGGGCTTCATCACCGGCCGGGACGGCTACGGCTATCCCACCGGCATTGAGTGGATTCCGCCGGACGACGTGGTGTGCGCCGATGACGAGATGCAGCCGTGGAACCCGGTGCGGGCCAGGGTCTACGTCTACGGCCGCCTGATCGAGAACTGGCGCACCGAGCTGTTCCACGTCAAGGCGTTCAGCCTGGCCGGCCGGATAGAGGGCATCTCGCTGCTGCGCGCGTTCGCGCTGACCATCCTGTCCGGCATCGAGGCCCAGCGGTACGGCACCGACTGGTACCGGGCCGGCGGCTTCCCTCCCGGAACCTTCCAGAACACCTCCATCGAGATCGACGCGGACCAGGCCGAGGAGATCCGCTCGATGCTCACCGCTACGATCCGGCGGCGCGAGCCCCTGGTGTACGGAGCCGACTGGGATTACAAGCCAGTCACGGTACCCCCGTCCGAGGCCCAGTTCATCGAGGCCATCCGGATGAACGCCTCCCAGGTCGCGGCCGTCCTCGGGCTCCCGGCCGAGCGGATCGGCGGCTCGCGCGGGGACTCGCTCACCTACTCGAACGTGGAGCAGTCCACGCTCCAGATCATCGAGGCCCTGCGGCCGTGGCTCGTCCGGCTGGAGAACGCCTTTTTCAGCATCATCCCGGCTAACCGGTACGTCCGGTTCGACAGCGATGCCCTGCTCAAGACCGATCTCAAGACCCGCACGGAGATCTACAAAACCCAGCGGGACATGGGCCTGCGCACCACCGACGAGCTGCGCGACCTGGAAGACCTGCCGCCGCTGCCCGGCAAGGCCGGCGGGGAGAACATCCCGCTGGAGGTCATGGTGGCCATGTCCCGGTCGATCCGTGGCATCCCGAACTCCATGCTCGACTCGATCACGCTGGAGATGGACCTGGCGGTCGCCAAGCTCCAGCAGCTCGAAGCGCAGGGCCTCGCCCAGGACACCGGCCAGCCGGTCAACGGCCCCGAGGCCATGCTGGGCCAGACGATCGCCCAGCAGCGGGCCGGCGGGGGCGGGCCGGCCGATCTGCGTGATGTGCGTGGTATAGCTGAGGCTTTCGGACGGCTGGGGATCGCCCTCCCCGAGCACGTCATCCAGGATCTCGCCCGCGAGTACGGCCGCTTTGCGCCAGGCAAGCGGGCTGGCGGGCTGGGCTCCTGGGGCCGCCTCGGCGGCGGGAGTAACGGACCGGAGTTCGTGGGCGCGTGGATACCGGTGCCCGAGCGGGTGGTCCTCAACGGTGTCAACGGCAGTAACGGGGCTGGTCATTCGTGAACCAGCAGCACAGAAGGGTAAATTCGGATGGCTGAACTGTCCACTGCCGCCATCAACGACCTGCCGGACTCCGCGTTCGCGCACATCGAGCCAGGCGGCACCAAGGACCAGCAGGGCAAGACCACGCCCCGGTCCAAGCGTCACTTCCCCGTCCATGACCGGGAGCACACCCAGAATGCTCTCGCGCGGGCTCCGCAGAGCCCGTTCGGCAAGGCGGCCATGCCCAAGATCCTGGCCGCCGCCCGCAAGCACAAGATCAACGTCTCCGGGGACCAGCGGGCCGCGCTCGGCATGGACACCGACCCGAGCGGGTTCCCCGAGCGGCGGTTCACCCGGTTCCCGCCGGAGATCCGCACCCAGGGCGAGAACGGGCCGAGCCTGATCTACGGGTACGCCGCGTGCTACGACCGGCTGAGCCGCAAGCTGGGCGGGTTCGTGGAGCAGGTGTCCCGGTCGGCGTTCGTCACGTCCAAGACGGACAACTGGCCCGATGTGGTGTGCCGGTACAACCACAAGGACGACATGCTGCTGGGCACGACGCACGCTCATACGCTGCGGCTGGCTACCGACGAGACCGGCCTGGTGTACGAGGTGCAGCCGCCCAACGCCCGCGCCGACGTGCTGGAGTACGTGTCCAGGGGTGACGTCCGGCACTCCAGTTTCGCCTTCCGGACCTACCCCGGCGGTGACGAGTGGGGCCTGAGTGAATTCAACTACCCCATGAGAACCCTTCTGGACGTGCAGCTGGTGGACGTGGCCCCGGTCCTGGACCCCGCGTACCCCGATGCGACATCGCACGCACGAGCCCTGAACGGGGCGATCGAGTCGCTGTCCAACTGGGTGCAGGGCGACCCGGAGGAAGTCCGCTCGATGCTCACCGCCGGCCGGGGCGTGGAGTTCTTCAAGCGGGTCAGCGTGGACGGCGGCAAGCCGAAGGACGCCAAGGACAAGACCCCGGCCCGTGCCCGGCCGCGTCTCGCCATGACCGGCCAGCAGGCGCTCCTGGCGCTCCAGAACAACATGGCCGACCCGTGGGCTGACGAGGGATAACGCCAGCTCACCGACAGAAAACAGAAGATATCTGCTGAGGCCGTAGCTGCGTGTCGCGTACGGACGGAGCCAGTGCAGATGCCACACGAGAAGGGAGACCATCGTGGCATCAGAAGTGGCAAAGAGGCTCCGCGACCGGCGCATGAACGTCTGGAACGACGCCAAGGCCATCGCAGAGACGGCTTCCGAGGAGAACCGCGCCCTCACCGACGAGGAGCAGGGCCGCTGGGACGCCTACCAGG